CGCGACGTAGCAGCCGCAGCCATACGGTTAGCGAGACTGCCGGGGTTGCGAGTGTTTACGCCACCCGGCATGTAGGAGCCGATAGTGTCAAACGACATCGTTCCGCGCCCGCCGCCCCTAGTTGGGCTGTAGTCACTGTCGCGGCCACCGCGCTGCGCCATCGCGGCTGCGGCTGCCTGATTGGCGGTTGCCTGATTGGCGGCTGCCTGATTGGCGGCTGGCTGTGCGCCGTATTGCATGGTCGGAGCCGCCCCAGTCATGGGGTCGATGAACATGGAGTTGATGAAGTCGCGCTGCCCCGGAGCCATCATAGCAAGCTGCTCCTGATAGATCGGATAGGAGCTAAGGTCTTCGCCAGTCGGCAGCGGAGACGCGCCCATACCAAAAGCGTCAAGTCCAGTGTTCAAATTCTGCATTGCAGCAAGTTGCATAGGCTGGAAGCCTGCAACTGTCGCACCCTTATACGGCACAAAGCCAAGCTGCCCTGCGCGCCGCGTCATTTCCAAGTTCTCTAACGCCGCCTTCTTCAGATCGGGGTCGATAGATGTCGTTGTCTTACCGCCGAGGCTCATGGTTCTACGCTCCTAACGCATGTGGTGAACTGCTCAATCCAGCCATGTTGTGCTAAAGCTCTGACCCAGCCACGTCGGCCTGATATGGTCAAAGTGCAGCAACCAGCGTCGCGGGCAGCTTGTTCGACTTGTGGTATCGTAGCCACGATGTCTTCCAAATCGCCCCCTGCGGCAAAGACATGATAGTGCTTCTGGCGCGGATACTCAATGATTTCAGTCAGGGCGATGCTTTTATCTGTTGCCCAGAGCCGTAAACGGCCCTGAAGCACCATTGCAGTCAAGTCATCGAAGGTGTGAGTGCCGCCGTTATGCTCCATCGCAGCCTCTAAATCAGGCCGGAAACGGTCCATGTTGTCAATTATGTGGCGGATGGAGTCAGTCAGCGTCATTGCTGCACACGGCTGATCGACATGGTAGCTGACGGCGAGGCGGGGGCGTAGGCAGTAGAAGCGTGGGCCTCAAGGAAGCCGTTGGTGCTGGTGGTCGCCCACATGGCTTCAAGGTAAGCTCCAGCCGCAAACTGAAAGATTGAGTCCCGCGACACAACAATAGTAGCGCCGTTGTTATGCAGACTCGCAACCATAGTGCTGCCAGTTACGTTGGTGCCGTTGACGCGTGGCCAGAAGCGAAACTCGACTGTGCTGGCAGAGGACGAGCTAATCTGCGCAGTGAACGACACGCGGTACAGACCGCCGTCGCCAAAAACGATCCGAGTGGTGTTTACGGGGTCGAGCGCGATGTCGTTGGCAAAGGTCGGAGTGTCGAACTGAATGGCGTAAGCCGTGTTTGCCGCCGCAGCCGTGATGTTGTTGTCCTGAGCGAAAATGGCGTGGCCGTTGCCCATAGTGAGCTGGTGCCACGCCCCGCCCTCAGACACGACCGGATAGCCGTTGACTGCATCCCACATGAGCAGACCGTCTACCGTGGCTTTCTCGCCGCCGATCTGGTGCTGCATCAAAACGGTCTGTGGCTCGACAACCTTGTTGTCGAAATCGCGCAGGTAGTTATGAACGTCGGTTGCCCAGCGCGTCAGATTCTGACTTGTCGGTGCTGGGACGATAAATCCGCGCTTCAACGAAGACCTCCAGCTTTCACATTCGCCCGCATCATACCGATCTTCCAGCCAGCAGCGCGGCCCTCAAAGCGCAAAGCGAACTGGCGACCGCGCGCCCTGACTGGAGTCGGGCTGCTAATGGTGTACGGCCCAAAAGTCAGCTCAGTCAAGTTCGGCATGTCTTTGGTCTTGATCGTCAGCGCGACGTTGCCGCCGACGTTCTCGTCAGGATAGAGGTAGTCGATGTAGCTCTGCTGGTCGCCTTGGCCGATTTCGATAGGGCCAGTCTCGCAATAGGGCGTCATGCCGTCCATAATGGCGATATGCTCAAGCTCATGGTTGTAGATAATACCGCCAGCGGACACCATGAGTGGCGTAGACGTTGCCGCCTTGTCGATGCCGACTGTTCTGTCGAGCTTACCTTTAGTCCAGTGGTTCAGCACATAGTCATAGCAGATATATGAGTCAGGTTCCGTCGTCGTGCTGCTCTTAGACTGGTAGACCCACCAGACTTCGTTGAAATCGCGCACGGTAAAACCGTAGGTTTTGCTGTACTCTGTGTCGCTGATGTCGTCGTAGAAGAAGTCGATGATGTCCGACTCCAGCTTTTTGAGCGATCCGTCATAAAGCCAGAAGTTGCGCTCGGCTGCCCACATGGCGAAACGCGCAGTCGTGACTAGGCAGTTTGCCGACAACAATCCGTTGTTGTCGCCTACGCGGTCAAAGCCGTAAACGTAGGGAGGCCCAAGATAGCGGCCCACATGAATTTCGTTCTGACCGACGATCAGAATCTCATTCATAATTTGGGTCGCCGCCAGCAGTGGGCCGATACCAGCCAAAGTCAGAGAGCCTGCTTGGTTGGTGACAGATGGGGTCCAGTCAGCGTTATTTTCAGACGCCGACCACTGCACCAGACGCGGGGTGCCAGTGCCACCGATGCCAAGAACAATGCGCTCGTCCGTAACAAGGATGTCTTGCATGTCTTCTGGAGCAGTAGCGATAGCTACGGCAGCAGGGTCGCCGGGTTCCCACTCGTAGAGGTCGCCGTCGCCTCGGAACTGCGCCAACAGGTTTTCGCCCCACAGATCAAAATCCCACGACGGGACGGGCGTAGGTACAGCCCCTGCCGCTGTTCGCGGAGTGCCATAAGCGGAGGTTCCGTAAGAGTAGGTGCCGTAACCGTCGTCCAGACCAGAGTTTTTAGACCCACCCGTAAATCCTGCCGGAGTGATGTCGTCTACCGCGCCGCTGCTGTCGATATGGTAGAGCTTCAAGTTGGTTCCGACGACAATGTGGTTAGTACCAGCATTGTCGGTCCACGTTATCATGTTGCGCGGAGCTTCTGTGGTCGCGTCAGCAAAAAGCGCCGGGATGTTGACGCCAAGATCGGTCTTGCGCCGCTCCCAGCCACCGATGACTCGGATAGCGCCGTCTTTCCAACGCACAAGATTGGAGTCAGCCCACCGCAGTTTCCCGCTGTAGGCTGTTCCGTTTTTGTAGACACCGGGCTTCAGGTCGATGGGGATAAGCGGCATGGTGTAGCTCCCTGTTGGGCGCAGAATACATCAGCTAAACAATTTAGCCAACGTCTTAGGTCCAGCTACGCCGTCAGCAGTCAGGCCATTTGCTGCCTGCCACTTTTTTAGCGTAGCTTCAGTGCCGGGACCAAAGTCTCCGTCAGCCTTCAAGCCTAACTTTGCCTGCATTTTCTTGACTGCCGCGCCCTTTGAGCCACGGCGCAATGTCTCAGCAACTGCTGTAGTCACAGGAGCCGCGATCTTGCCGCTCAGTGCAGTCATAGCCTTGGTGTAGCGAGCTTGGCGATCTGACAGGCCGATGTTGCCGCCATTGATCTTCTTGGTCAGCGCGGCCACGTTGCCTGTGTCTGCAATCGCGTTGAGCTTGTTGGTGTTCCAGAACCACAGAGCCGACGCCAGCGCGCCTTCCTTGGTTTCCAGCCACTCTGCTGCTTGCTCCGCAGTCATATCGTAGTCTTTGGCGAAGCGGGTGTAGTTGTCTCGCCCAGTCAGTTGCTTCAAACCACGGCCACGAAAGCGCCAGCCGTCACCGGGCTGCACGTTGCCTAGCTTCGAGGTGCGGAACTCGTCCATGTAGACGTAGTTGGCAATTTTCTCAGGGTTGCGGGCGTACTCAGCAGCACTGCGCTTGCCGGGGCCAAAATAACGCGGAAACACCTTGTTCAGCGTTTCCTCGCGGTAGTTCAGGTTCTCAGACAGCGCGTTGAAGTCCATTGACTCGTGCGCGCACTGGCTGATGAAACCAGCGATACGCTTGTCTGTGGTGATGTCGTACTTAGGCAGAGCCTTGTTCAGCTCCTCGCACCACGCTTTGATGTCCTTGTTGGTCGGAAGCATCGCGGCCAGTTGCGCCTCAGTCAGCAGACTCATTTCTTTCTCACCTTCTTGACTGCGGCTTTCACAAACTCCTCTTTAGCGTCGCCGCCGAGCAGATCACCGACGTTGCCCGTAGCTGCCGCTTTGATCGCGTTCTCGACGGGATCAGGCAGATTCACCTTGTCCAGCACCGCGTCCACGGCCTTTTCTTTCAACTTGCGGCCCATGAACATTCCAATCATGCGTCCAATCATTCGTTAGGCTCCTGTACTGGCGACTCGTCGTCGCGTTTGCGGTTGTTGCCTGCGGCCATAACCCCGCCGAGTGCGCCTGTGATAAAGCTGGCAATCGGAGTCAGGATAGCAAACAGGGCGCGGTCGTTCTCAGAGCTTTCGCCCAAGGGCTGCGTGACGAAGACCAGTGAGTACAGAATGATGAAGATGCTGCCGCCCAAGATCAAAGTCAGCGATACGCCGATGAAATAACGCAGCTTGGCTTCGAGGAAGTCAGGATCAGTCTTTTTCACGGTGCGACTCCTCCAGTCAGGTCGTCAGAGCAGTTCTTGGTGCGGAGACAAAGCGGCGGCTTGCACTCTATTGAGTCCCAGTTTGCCGGGTCTTGGCAGGGGTAGCGGTAAAAGCCGTCGCCGCTCAAATAAAAAAGCAGACCGATAGCCACAGCAAAGACGGGCCATACCCAGTGTTCTAGCACCATCACCAGTTCCCCCTGTATCTACCGATGCCCCACATGACGCCGACAGCCACAGCGACGGCGACTAGAGTAGCGACGATACCGACCACCCACGCGACAAGCGCCTCCATAAGTTCTGCCCTGCGGTAAACTGTCTCTTGCTGTTGCTTTCTGATCTTAGCCTCAATGCTCAAGAATTCGTCCCAGCCAGCAGGCCCGTAGGAATACTGGATCAGTAGGCGAAGTTCTTTGCGCTGATGCTCTAGCTGCTTTTGCGCTGCGAACACCTCAATAGCGTTCTTTTCCGCGTTGCCGAACAGCGTCTGCAAGACACCTTGATCTTCAGCCTTGCGGGCGGCGTAGGCAACGTCAGAGACAGCCTTCCCCCACTCGCCTAGCTGAGACGCCATGTCTTGTAGTTCTTTTCCTGCTGCCATGCCTGCTTTCAGCGCACCAAAGGCTTTGGTGCCGACGCTGATAGCCATGCTGATGGAGACAGGATCAAACATGGCTATTTAGTCAGACTGCGCAGGAGAGCGTCGATCTTGTTGTCCAAGTTGTCCAAACGAGCAATGACTCGGTTCATGTCAGCGTGCATATCAGTCCGCGTAACGTAGTCCTTGGCGACTTCCTCGCGGGTACGGTTCAGCAGGATTTGCAACCGCTTCACTTCGTCCACATGGTTTTTCAGCACCCAGCCGACGAGGCCGAGTGCTGCGCTAAGACCAAGGCTCCAGAGCATTTCTGGGGTCATTGTTTACTCCGGCTTAGAGGGCCAAGTGACGTTGTGCGGAAATCCTGCCTGCGCTGTGACATCGCGCAGAGCTTGGCGATACGCAGCCCAGTCAGCAGTCAGCGTCACGTCGGACAAAGCCATCCAGTCGGTAGCAGCGAGCAGGCTGTCGCGCTCCATGCGGACGCCTTTTGCCACTTCTGCGTCTAGACTAGCTTGGTAGGCTGCCTCTTTCTCAGCCTTGGTGCCTTCGGCGTCGTCCTTAAACATGTCAACGACAACCCAAGCCTG